CCGGATTGACTGCGAGGTGGACGGAAAACCTCTCACAACGACGCAGCAGGGCGCTTGTGTCGGCAATTCTGTTTCCCCAGATCTGGCCGAGGCGCTCGTCGCTGCCAACTGCAGCCACCTCGCAGTGCAGAGGGCGGCGGCATGACCGAATCCGACCTCATCCGCGAAGAAATCGCCGAGCTCGAAGCTCAGATCTTCCGCATCAAGGGCAGCATGAACCGGGCCGACAACGGCGTGAAGCTGCAGAAACTCGCGGTGATCACTCGACTGCGTGACCGGTGCAAGAAGTCTCTGGCCGCCGTTGGAAAGCACGGGGCGGCAGCATGACGGTAGTCTCCTCAAAATACGCCCGTATCGAGAATGATCTGTACCAGACAGAGCCTTGGGCAACCGAGGCACTGATCCGTCACTTCCCCGTCACCGATATGAAGATCTGGGAGCCAGCTGCGGGCAACCACCTGATCGCTGACGTTTTGAAGGAGGCTGGTGCAACGGTCCACACCAGCGACATCGCGACATACGAGCGGCCGCAGGATCAATGGTTGGATTTTCTGGACGATCTACCGGTCACCTTCGGCGGCGACGGGATAATCACCAACCCGCCCTACGGCGTCCAGAACCGGACGGCGGTCAAGTTCGCTGAGAAGGCGCTCGAGAGATGCTCCGGCCTCGTTGCACTGCTGCTGACCGCCAAGTTCGATTCCGGCAGTACCCGGACGCACCTGTTCCGAGACAATCCCCGCTTCGCCGGGAAGATCGTCCTTATCGACCGCATCAGTCTCCTTTTGAACAATGAGAGCGGGACCGAAGATCACGCTTGGTACATCTGGACCGAGACGCCGCGCCTGCCGCGCGTGCCCGTCCTGATTTATGAGGGGAGGGAAGTATGACCTTCCTCGAAGCCTACGCCAAGTATGGCCCCGACACGATGGCGATCGCCGAGGCCTTGGGCATCAAGGAGCATGAGGCCGACCGTCTGATCAATGCGCGATTGAACTGCGGCTACGCAGAGCGCCTTCACGCGCGCCGGATCAAAAAGATCGCCTATGCCGGCAAGGAACCTTTCGTGTCGGAGTGGGCGAGATGATTTCTGGTCGTATGTCCGCCGCCGAGTTCCGAGCAAACCGAGAAGCCGACGTAACCGAGCGGCCGTCGAAGTACCGCAACAAGAAGACGACGGTCGACGGGGTCAAGTTCGACAGCAAGCGCGAAGCAGAGTTCTATTCGTCGCTGAAGCAGTTGGAGCGCGCCGGCCAGGTCTACGAGGTCGAGCTTCAGAAGCCGTATGCGCTCACGGTCAATGGGCAGCTGGTCTGCACCTACAAGGCGGATTTCGCCTTCTACGACGCGATCCAGAAGCGCAATCGCGTCGTAGACATAAAGGGCGTTGCGACGAGGGATTTCAACATAAAGCGCAAGCTGATGCGGGCCATCTACGGCATCGACGTGGAGGTCATCCGCTGATGAGCATTTCTGCCGCCATTCGCCGCATGTTGGAAGCCGGTCTTACGATCGAGCAGGCTCTTGTGGCCGCCGAGGCGTTCGAAGCAGAATCCAAGCCAGCAGAGCCGGTGCTCTCTCCGAGGCAGGCGCGCAACAAGCGGTACTACGAGCGTCTGAAAGCGTCTGAAAAGCGTCTTAATTCAGACGATCAAGACGTTTCAGACGTTAGTGACGAACCTTCTTCCCCCGAAGGTTCTTCCCCCGCACCCCCTTCTCCTAACCCCCAATCATCCATACCCCCTTCGCCCCCTAAAGGGGGCTCTTCCCCCACGGATCGGGCCATCTCGGTCTTTTCGGATCAGGCCTCCAAAGCCGGCCTTCCGGTGCCTCGCAAGGTCACCGCCGATCGTCGCCGCAAGGTCGAAGCCCGAATTCGTGAGCACGGCGAAGAGCTCTGGGCCGAAGCCTGCCGGCGGATGGCGAACAGCGCCTTTTGCCGCGGCGACAACGACCGTGGCTGGCGGGCCGATCTGGATTTCCTTTGCCAGCCGAAGAGCTTCAACGGGCTTATCGAAGGCAAATACGACGACAGACCGCACCGACAATCGCAAGCGCCGCCGCAGAAAACCGCCTTCCAGCTCCACCAGGAAGCATTCGCCAAAGAACTCGACAAGACCATCAACGGGAATGACCGATATGACGACCGCCCTGACAACGTTGTCGACCTTGCAGCAACAGATTACCGCTACAGCGGAACGCCTTCGCCCGTGCGGCGATGATGGCGTCGCCAAGGCGCTGAAGACCTTGCAGACGGCGGGGCTCGCCCTGTCCTCGACCATCGCTCCTGGCGACGCGCAGACGGTCTATTCCTATGCGCTTGCAGGCCTTTCCAACGAAGCGCTGACCACAGCCTGCAAGAAGCTCATTCGCGGCGAATACAACATCGAACGCAAAGCCTTCATCCCGATCCCGGCTGAGTTGGCAGCGATGGTGAGGGCAGAGCAGCGGCTCATCAGCGAAGAGCATGTTCGCCTTAGGGATACCATCGCCTCTATCGAACTGTCACGGCCAGAGAACGGGACCCCAGAGAACCCGGAGGCGCGGGCTCGCGTCCGCAAGATGCTCGAGGGATTCTTATCGTGGCACCAAGCCGAAAAGGAGAAGACGCGCGGCTACGCACCAGAAATGCCGCCGTCACCTGAAGAGATCGAGCGTTGGCAGAAAATCATGGCGATGCCAGACACCAAAAACGTTAGCGCCGAGCAGATGGCCTACCGCCGGAAGATCGAGATGGACATCGATGCCGTCGATCCGACCGACGAGGAGCGCGCGGCATGAGCGATCTTTTGGACCTCCAAGCACAGGCAACTGACAAGGTCACCTCTGGTCAAGTCAAGGCTGCCATAGCCGCGATGCACTCTCCACCGTCGCATCAGACGTTCTTCGAAGTGTCGAACGCGACCGGATACGGCATCAAGAGCTATGCGGATGCCATTTCCATGGGCGTCTGGCCATCTACCGGCAACGAGATCCACGGCTTCGAGGTGAAGGTCAGTCGGAGCGATTTCCTAAACGAGATGAAGAACCCCGAGAAGGCGATGCCGATCATGCAGTATTGCCATCGGTGGTCGCTCGTCTGCCCAGCTAACATGGTCAAACTCGACGAGGTGCCGGCGACCTGGGGCGTTTATTGGTACAAAGATGGAGCCCTCAGGAAGGCACGCCAGGCGCCACTGTTGGAGGCAAAGCCGCTCACCGCTGCATTCGTCGCGGCGCTGGTGCGGCGCGCCGGGGAGGCCGACTTCGCCGTCGTCAACAAGGCCGTGAACGACGCACGCGCCAAATGGGAAGAGCGGAAGCAGCGGGAGATCGAGAGCGAAGTTCGACGTCGTGTTGGCAGCCGAGATGCTGCCACAGATCTCTTGGAAGCCATGGAAGCCGAGTACGGCAGGAAGCTGAACGAGTGGGATATCCAGAGCCTTTGCAAGGCTGTCGCTGTAGCGGCGCGGCTTGGATTGCACGAGAGCTGGAGCAGCCCAGTCGCCGTCCTCTCCACGATCGAGGATGCCGCCTCCCGTATGCGCGAGGTGCTCTCCGGCGTTGGCATCGATCTCCCAAAGTCGAAGAGGAGATCGGCATGACAATTCAGCACCGCACCGTCGATATCGAGGCTGCTGCGAAGCTCTGGAGAGATGATCTATCGGCCTCCCAGATCGCCAAGCGCTTTGGCGTCAGCCGGAACGTCATCGTCGGACTAGCCTTCCGCAACCGCGGTCTCTTCCCGTGGCGCGGTGATGCGGGGAAGAAGACCCGCGCACCCGGCCCAGCGAAGACGGCGCGGCCTCGCAAGCTGGCGCCGGAACTGAAGTGGGAACCGGAGATCCCGGCGACTGCCTATGACGCCGAGCGGCTTCAATCCGCAAAGCTCCTCCACCACCTCACGGCCCGCGAATGCTGCTGGCCCCTAAACACCGGCGGCCCGTACCTGTTCTGTGCGGCGGAAACAACAGGTCGCTACTGCCGAAACCACCATGCTCGGTCATTGCCGAAGAACGAGGGAAAAGCATGAGCAGGTCACGTTGGTACGCAATTAGGACCGCGCCCGGCTATCAGCGCATGGCGGCCGTCGACGAGCGGCTGCCGGAAAGCCGGCGCATGGAGTCGATCATCGAGCGGAACTGCCGAAAGGACGGCTTCGACATCTTCATGCCGTCGTTCTACAAGGAGTTGAAGCACCACCGGACGAACGGGATTATCGAGAAGCGGTTTCCGTTCCTGGTCGGCTATGCCTTCGTCAATCTGCCCAGGCTGAACTTCGAGGATCTTCGCGGGGTCGACGGCGTCATCGGCTTGCTTCGCGGAAGCATCGGCTATGGACCGCTTGAGTTCCCAGACTGCATGATTGAGGATCTGTACTTCGCAGAGCACGAGCGCCGGCAAGCCTTCCTTTACGAACAGCACTGCCGGAAGGAGAACGAGCGCCACGAGCAGATCCAGCACCTGCGCGGCCAACTCCGGAAGATCCTGCCGAAGGGCCGGAAAGCTCGCGTCTCTATGGTCGATCAAGCGGAGGGGGCTATAGATTCTCTAAGTCCGCAGATCAAAGAGCGGGTGCAGAAAAATGTCAGTGAATTGAACGCGCTCACTGGTGATGCAGAGGTTGAAAATATCCGCGAAGCTATATAGATTTCCTGCAGTGATTTGCGGTTGTTCAGTTGCGGACCTCACAGAGGGAATACTCGCCGGACCGCTGCCGAAAGTTCACATTCGGCGAATAGAAGAAATGCGCCCAAAAGTAAGGGCGGCTTTTGGGCCGCCCATTCAATTCATTACCCAGGCGTCTTTTTAGGATCGTTGCCGTAAGTCCTTTCCTCACGGATAGTGCCGTCGGACTTATGGAGAACGGCTTGCCCTAGTCCGCCGCTCGCCTGGGCCGCACGCCCAGCTCTTACTGCAGCGGCTTCGGACTCTTTCTGTGATGCGTGATTTGATAGAGTTTTGCCACCTTGCGTAACTTTCCACCCATCCTTCGTGGGAGTTGAGTGGTACGTTGTGCGCTTCGCCATGCGAATCCTCCTCCAAGTTGCGCTCACGCAGAATTCACTGATTCTCGACGCTAGCCAAGGCAGGCTAGCCGTCAATTCGGGAGTTTCCGATGCAGAACCGTTTCCGTGTCGTGGAGTTCGACAAAGGACCAAACGGCGGCGTTGCAGGGATGGAAGCGCTCATCAACGAGTGGGCGGACAAGGGTTATTCGCTCCACCAGGCAGTGCGGGAAAGCACTTATAGGGGGGTGCTGATCTTCAGCCGCAATGTCGGCGTAGAGCAGCCCAATAGCTCGTCTGGCTCATAACCAGAAGATCACATCGGGTGAGCTTTCGATGACGATCACCAAACCCGGTAGCCATCGCAGTTGAAGATCGGCGGGGTCTTAATCGCTCAGTTCGCCTACGCTTAGGGTGAGAAGTATTTCACATGCTGACCGAAATTTGCTTTGCAAGCTGGGCAGACGTAAGTGGCCCTTCCAGCGCCCTTGCTGCGATCTTGAACTAAGCTATGGAAGTCACCCTTCTTTTCGCATCGCGGGCAGATAGGGTACCCCTTGGGGGCGCCTTCTTCATTTGCAAAATAGCGGAATTCTCCTTGGTCTGACAATTTCGCTTCGCGAAACTCTAGAAGCTTGGAAAGTCGGGAGATTTCGGCGTCTTTCTCCCTAATCTGCTCGGCCACATCCTGAAGACCGAGCTTCGCGTCGGAGAGGGATATAGTCAGGTCAGCAATCTTGAGCCGCAATTCTGCTTTGTCGAACTGAGCATCGATTTCTCGGATCTCTTTGGCGAGCCCCAGCGCGGCACTAACTGCACTTATCGTAGCAACAACATCCATTCCGTCACTCCCAAGGTTCAACCCATGCCCGTCCTGAAAAACGCACGGCACGAGAAGTTCGCGCAGGCGCTCGCCAAAGGCAAGACAGCAGATGACGCGTATGCGGAAGCAGGCTTCAAGCCTGACCGTGGGAACGCTTCGCGATTACAGCAGAAAGACAACATCAGACAACGCGTCGCCGAGCTTCTGGTATGGGAGCAGACGGTGGAGCGCAAAGCCACCGAGAAGGCCATAGACAAGCTGGCCATCACGAAAGAGCGTGTCCTGGCAGAGCTAGCCAAGATCGGGTTCGCCGACATCCGCAAGGCGATCAAATGGCAAGGCACGCTGGTGACCGAAGAGGATAACCCGGATGGAGGTGATGTCCTCGTTATCAAGAACGTCGTCACGAACAACGTCCAGCTGATTTCGAGCGACGAGATAGACGACGACACAGCCGCGGCAATTGCCGAGATCAGCCAGAATTCGACCGGCGGCATCAAGGTCAAGTTTCACGACAAGAAGGGCGCTCTCGTGGATATCGGGAAGCACCTTGGCATGTTCGTCGAGCGACACGAGCACTCCGGACCTGACGGCGCCCCGATACAGACCGAGACAAGAACATGGCGGGAAGTGCTGCGCAGCGAAAAGAGCTAGACGCCACCACCCATCTCACCAACCCTGCGCTTCACGACTTTTGGGAAGAGGTCTTCCTCGGGCAGGCAGACATCGCGGTTCTCCACGGTGGGCGATCGAGCTCAAAGACACGAGACACGGCGTGCCAGTTGGTGCGCTTGGTCGACCATGTCGGAGTAAGGATGCGGGTGCTCTGCATCCGCCGCTTCCAGAACCGCATTCAGGATTCGGTCTATACCGAACTGAAATGGGCAATCGCCCATCTCGGTCTCAGCAAAGCCTTCGACGTCCAGAAGACGACGATCATTCATCGCAGGACCGGCGCGGAGTTCATCTTCTACGGCATCGAGCGGAACCTGGAGGACATCAAGGGCACGTCCGACGTCGACATCCTTTGGGTGGAAGAAGCCGAAAAGCTGACCGAAGAGCAATGGACGGTCATCGGACCGACCATCCGCAAAGAAGACAGCCTGGCGATCCTGCTGTTCAACCCGAAGTTCGTTACCGACTACGTCTGGAAGAACTTCGTCGTCAACGTACCGCCGCACTGCATCGTGCGCAGGATAAACTACACCGAAAACCCGTTCCTATCGGCCAAGGCATTGCGCGACATCGCAGCGATGCAGGAACGGAACCCCGAACTATTCGAGCACGTCTATGGCGGCGTGCCTTTGGGCGATAGCGAGCTTTCGATCTTCAAGCGCCGCTGGCTGGATGCCTGCATTGACGCTCACAAGCTTCTGAAGGTCGGCCTCACGGGTCGCAATATCATCGGCTTCGACCCTGCCGATGACGGCGAGGACAAGAGCGCGACCGCGGATAAGATCGATGGCGTTTTCGTTGACGCCGAAGACTGGTCATCCGGAAAGGATGAACTAGTCCAGAATGCCAAGAAGGTATGGGCCAAGGCGAAGCATGCTGGCGCCACCGTCTCGTATGACACGATCGGCGTCGGCGCCTTTGTCGGCGGCTACATCGACGAGCAGAACGAGGTGAACGGCTCCGAAGTCGAGCACTACGCTTTCCACGCCGGCGGCGCGGTCATGGACCCGGACAAGCCGAGCGATGCGCTGAACGACAACAGTCCGTTGAACAAGGACGAATACCTGAACCTCAAGGCGCAGTCCTGGGCCAACACAGCGCGCAAGGCGATGCTGACGTTCAACGCGGTGACGAGAGGGCAGGCGATCAAGCCAGAGGACGTCCTGTCCTTCTCATCGCAAATGGGCGCGGAGAAGTTGGACGCGCTCTTCACAGAGCTTTGCGTTCCTTGGTGGGTCGAGAGCGAAGGCAAGAAGCGGGTCGTTCCGAAGGCCAAGCTCAAGAAGGACTTGGGCATCAAATCTCACAACCTCGCTGATGCGGTTATCGCAGCGGACAACGTGAATATCGCCGTCGCCCCCGCCGCCGTCATGTTCCTGACTAAGAGGCACCGATGAACAAAGTAGTCAGCCTGGCGAATTACGCCCAGCGGCGCCTCAGCAGCATGTTCCCTGCCTTCTTCGCTAACGGGAACACGAAGCATGATCACTACAAGGATTTCGGCTACCCGGAGACGTTGAGCTTCACTCAGCTCTACCGGATGTACTGCCGGAACGGTGTGGCAGCTGCCGGCGTCGACAAGACAGTCCTGAAAACGTGGCAGGAGAACCCGTTTCTGCTCGAGAAGGAGCGGGACGGCTCGCAGTCTGGCGAAGACGACGAAACGACGCTGGAGAAGGAAATCCGCCAGCGCTTCGACGATCTGCGCCTTTGGGCGCGCCTTGCCGAGGCCGACCGCATGTCGATGGTGGGCGCCTATGCTGGCGTCCTCCTTCGTGTTGCTGACAGCAAGCGGTTCGACCAACCCGTCGATCGCGTCAGTGGCGGCCTCAATGGCCTCGTCGAAGTCATCCCGGCATGGGAAGGGCAGTTGCAGGTTTCGCAGTGGGATACGGACGAGACGTCCGAAACCTACGGGCAGCCCAAGATGTACCAGTTCAACGAATCGGCTGTCGACACCACGATCAAGCAGCCTCGCAACCTCGTCATCCACCCCGACCGCGTCATCATCTGGTCGAAGGATGGCACGGTTCACGGCTCGTCGGCGCTGGAACCTGGCTACAATTCCCTCACCGACATGGAGAAGGTCCGCGGCGCCGGTGGCGAGGGGTTCTGGAAGAACGCCAAGTCCGCGCCCGTGCTCGAGGTCGATAAGGAAGCCAAGATCGACATGATGGCTAAGGCCATGGGCGTTTCGGTCGAAGACCTTGCCGACAAGATGAACGAGCAGGTGGCTGAATATAACGCCGGCTTCGACCAGCTGCTCATGATCATGGGCATGCAGGCCAAGCAGCTCAACGTGACGTTGCCGTCGCCCGAGCATTTCTATGCCATCGCCCTGCAGGATTTCGCCGCATCCATGAACATGCCGGTGAAGATCCTTGTCGGGATGCAGACCGGCGAGCGCGCCAGCCAGGAAGACGCTAGCGAGTGGGCGCAGACGAACATGTCGCGTCGGGCCAACCAGACGGTCCCGAACATCATGTCGCTGGTCAATCGTTTGGAGCGGTTCGGCGTTCTGCCCGAGAAGGATTGGTATCTCGATTGGACCGATCTGACCGAAAGCTCCATGTCGGAGAAGATCGAGCGCGCCAGCAAGATGGCCGAGACCAACCAGAAAATGGGCACCGGCGCCATCGTCTTCACCGACGAGGAGATCCGCGCAGTCGTTGGTTACGAGCCGTTGTCGGATGCGGAAAAGTTCGCAAACGAGCCGACGGACGATGAAACCCGCGATGCTCTCGGCACCAAACCAAAGGACACCGTAGAATGAAGCACGTCCGCGTCAACGTTTGCAGCGTTGCGAACACGAAGGCTGTCCGGAAGGAAAAGCGTAACGGTCGCGATGTCGTTATCGTCCCCAGCGCCACGCTGCCCGACGACATCATTATGAATGGTATTCGCTACCCGGCCGACGAGATTGGGAAGAGCTTCGCCGGCCTCAATCGTACGCCGGCGCCGCTCGGTCACCCGATGATCAACGGCAAGTTCGTCTCGGCCCGCGATCCAGAGGGGATCAACGTCGGCTACATCGGCGCATGGAATGAGAACGTCCGTCGCGAGAACGGCCGCGTCTTCCTCGACAAGGTCATCGACATCGAGGTCGCCAACCGGTCGCCAGGCGGCAAGGAAGTCCTTGCCGCGATCGAGAAGGGCGAGCCGGTCCACACCTCCACCGGCCTCCTTGCCAACCTTGAGGCCGTTGCCAACGCCTCAGACCACAAACACATCGCTCGCAATATCGAGTTCGACCATGACGCCATCCTCCTCGGTGAGTTTGGCGCGGCCACGCCTGACCAGGGCGTCGGCATGCTGGTGAACGCCCAAGGCGAGCAAACGGAAATCGAGGTCATCAACTCCGCCATTCAAGAGGCAGAGCGTGACATCGATTGGGCGATGGATTCACTCGCCCGAACCCTTGAGAAGCGCCAGAGGGCGGGTCTCTTGGACAAACTGAAAGCCGCGATCCTGGAAGCCCTTGGCATTTCCGAGCGGGAACCCACCACGAACACGAAGGACACTGAGATGCCTGTCACTGACGAGCAGTTCACTGCGCTTTCCGCGAAGGTCGATGCCCTCTCGGAAGGCTTCAACAAGATCGGGGAGACCGTCACTAACGCCGTCATGGCTGCGGTGAAGCCGATCACCGACTCCCATGCGGAGATGGTCGCCAACCAGAAGGCCAAGGACGACGCCGAACACGCCGACCTGGTCACCAAGATCGTCAAGGCCAACGTCCTCGATGAGGAAACGGCCAAGGCAACCCCGCTCAACACGCTGCGCGCTCTCGCCAAGACGGCCGAGCCAGGCAAGGCGGCTCCGCTGAACCCGGCCTTCAAGGCCAACAGCGGCGACAAGCCCGCCTTCAAGCTGCCGAAGGGAGACTAACCCATGGCCCGCTATAATAAGATCTTCCTCGGCCCGGTCGAAAAAACCAAGCCGCAGGTCAAGGAACTGCTCGCCGCCGCCGCTCTCAAGCCCGGTCGCATCGCAGTCATCACCTCCGGCAAGTTCGCGCTTGCCGCCGCGACTACGGTCGGCAAGGTCTGGCTCATCCAGGACAACTATCTTGCCATGAAGTCCGTCGATACGGACTGGGCGCAGGATAGCACCGCCATCGGCATCGAGATGGAAGACGACCACCTCTATGCCGCCCGCATCGCCACCGGCGTCAACGTCACGGCGATCGGCACCCCGCTCACCCCCGGCGCGAACGGTACGCTCGCCATCGCGGCTCTCTCGGATCTCGTCGTCGCTTACTCCGACGAGGTCTACAACAACAACACCGGCAGTGAACAGCTCCTCCGCATCCGGCCCGCCGGAAGTCAGAGCTACCTGTCTGCTGCATCGTAAGGGGGAATCCAGATGCGCTATTTTGACGAACAGCTCGTCACGAATTCCCGACCGCACTCGGTGTGGTGGAATGAGGTGTCGATGGCTCGTGAGCACTTCCACCGTTCGGAAGAAGTGCTGGCGAACCTCACCGCCGAGTTCATGGGCAACGCGGCTTCGATCCTCCCGCGTGATGCGTGGCTGGATCTCGACGGTATTACCCGTCGCATTATGCGTGCGGACGAAGGTCAGGTCTGGATGGCCGACCTGATGCCGCTGGCAAAGGCGGTGAATATCGGCAAGCTCGTCCACCTGAACCGCGTGTCTTCGGACGCCGGTCGCGTGGTCCGGTCCATGTCCGGCCGGGTACCGGTGACCATGGATAAGGTCACCTACGACTACCGCGGCACTCCGGTCCCGATCTTCTCCACGGCCTACGGTCGCGAGTGGCGGGAATGGAATACGCTGCAGTCGGAGAACTTCGACGCACTGTCGGATGACCAGGAAGCCCACACCGCCAAGATCCGTCGCGACATGGCCCTTTATGCCCTCGACGGCGACTCCTCGATCGTTTTCGAAGGCTACACGGCCTACGGCATCCGCACTTCTCCTTACTCCAAGGTCATCAACCTCGGTTCGGCTGTCGGAGGCGCCAACATCGATCTCACCACGGCTACCGCCGACCAGATCGATGCGTTCTTCTCGGGCCCGTTCGGCGCCATGCTGGATGCGAACCTGATCACGGGCAAGGTGAACCTCTACATCTCGCCTGAGATCGCCCGCGCGTGGGACAAGGCTTACTCCGCCGCCGCCGGCTTCAAGCCGGGCACCATCCTGGAGTTCGTCGCCAAGAACCGCCGCATCAACAAGATCGAGGTGTCCTTCGAGCTCTCGGGCAACCAGTTCTTTGGCTTTGTCCCGTCGGCCGATTTCATCCGGCCGCTTGTCGGCATGGCCGTGAACACGACCGCGATCACCCGTACCAACCCGACCGACAACTATCAGTTCCTCATCATGGGGGCGATGGGCATCGAGATCCGGGCGGACATCAACGGCAAGTCCGGCGTGTTCTACTCGACCGACATCGACTGATCCTCATAGCCCCGCCATTCCGCGGGGCTTCCCCCTCAATTGGAGAACATCCGATGAAAATCCGCATCACACGCGGCGGCATCTTCGGCAAGGACGGCGAGATTGCCGTCGGTACCGAGCTTGACGTCAAGGAAGAGCCGAAGGGCTGGGCCGGCCGGTATGAGGTCATTTCCGGCGGCGGCGGCAAGAACAAGGAAGCAGTCAGCGGCGATGGTGGCGGCGAACCCAAGACAGCGGCCGAGGTCCTGAAGATGGCGACCGACGGCAGCCAGTTCATGGCGTTCAAGGCCGCAGCGACCAAGCTGCTCGGCGACAAGACGCCGGCCAACAAGGCGGACATCGTTGCCGCCCTCGAAGACCTGGCAACTCAGCCGTAAGGGGCAATCATGGCAGGCTATGGTGACGACGCCACGTTTCAGACGTGGCTGACAGAGAACGGCTACACGCTGCCATCTGGCGCGCCGTCGCCTGCCGTCCTCCGCAATCGCGGGAGTCAGTATATCGATGCGGTATACGGCTCCCGTTTCGTTGGTAGCGTTGCAGACACGTTGCAGGAGCGTTGCTGGCCGCGCGAGGGCGCGATCGTCAGCGGCAAGCTGATCCCGTCCGACGTGGTACCGACCGCCGTCATTCACGCATCGTTCTATGCTGCCTACCAGGAAGCGACGAAGCCGGGCAGCCTTTCGGTTGTCGGATCAGGCGCTACCCGCGTGAAGCGGAAGAAGGTAGGCCAGCTCGAGGTCGAGTATCAGAGCACGTCCAGCGAGAGCGAGACCGGCGCCGACCTCACACCCATCATTTCAGTCGTAGACGGTATGCTGGCGCCTTTCCTGCGCGACGACAGCCTTGTCTGCCTCGGTATTCTCTCGGTTGGTTGCTAATGGCTACGTTCGACTATGCCGACATGCAGGCGACTGCGCACGAGCTCATCGAGGAGTTCGGGCAGGCCGGCGTCATCACGCGACTTGAGCCGCCGGACCCGGTTTATGGCGGCGATCCCGTCCCGACGCCTTACCCGGCCACGCTGGTGCTGATGGCCTACGAGGCCCGCTACATCGACGGAACGGTCATCCAGACCGGCGACATGCAGATTTACATATCGGCGGTCGGTCTGCCGATCGAGCCGACTGTCGGCGACGTCGTCACCGCCAACAGCTCGGATTACGCCATCGTTGCTGGCGACCCCAACAAATATGACGGCATCACGCCGGTGGTTTTCATCGTGCATGGGAGACTGGCACAGTGAGTATGCGTTTTGCCAGCGCGTGGTCCTTCTCGAAGGACCGCCCCGCGATGCACAACCTGATCTCACGGCAGGTAGGCAACAAACATGTAGACGTAGACGCAGACCAGGATGAGTAACGCGGTACCGACGATGATCGGAGCCGAGTACTTCTTCATTGAGCCAGCCTCAGTGTATTAGCGGAGCCTTCTATAGCATGGCTGGCACGTCTCCCTGAGCGATTTCGGGAGCCAAGAAGCGGCTATTACTCCGCCTGCGAAGATATTCGCCGTCCTGGTCGACCTCTACGGACGTGAGATCGCGCCGACAAGGTCGCCAAGGAAGAGATCAAACCCGGTGTCGGCCCGAAGGTCGACTGGCCTAACTTGGTGAAAGGAAACGCCATGAAAATCCGCTTTGTGAAGGACTATCAGGGTCACGCCGTCGGCGATGTCGTCGATGCCTCCGAACTCTCTGGCGGCCTCGCTCAAGGGCTGATCAATCTCGGCATCGCCGAGAAGATGCCTGAAGAGAAGGTTGCGGCGAAGAAGGGCGACAAGGAATGAACCGGCGCTCATTCTTCGGCTTTGCCGTCGGCGGCGCTGTAGCCGCTCCTGCCGCGCTCCTGATCGGTGAACGGCCCACGACCGAATACATCCACGGCGAAATCCTGCCGCTTGAGCCTATCGCCCCGAGCCCGATCACGATCGAGGTGATCAAGGCAGAGGTACAGAGCGCCGTAGCGCTGGCAATGCGCCAGGCTGAGGAGGTTCGCCAACGGCGCGCCTTCTCGCACCACGCTCGCAAGTCCGGTATCGACGTTCAGTTCCTCACCCCGTCCAACGCTCGCGGGTAAAGGGCCTTGGCATCTCTTCGCCAGCAGCTCGACGCCCTCATCGAGGAGCTTTCCCCTGCAATGGAGAAGGCCTTCCGCGAGGCGATCGAGGACATCAAATCCGAGATCGTGCTTCGTGAAGTCGTCGAGCGGCTGGAGCGCAGAGACATCGAAGGCGCGATTGCGGCGCTTCACATCGACCCGGCCGCGTTCAGGTCGCTGTCTGAGGCGGTACGGCAGGCATTCAATCAGGGCGGGGTTCTCGTTACCGAGTTCATGCCACGGCTTCGTGATCCTCTTGGCGGCCGCGTCGTCTTCCGCTGGGATGTGCAGAATCAGCGCGCCGAGCAGATCACCCGCGAAGCTTCATCGACGCTGATCACGCATGTGACCGAAGACACGAAGCAGATGGCCCGCGAGCGGATCGAAGCAGGCTATGCCAAGGGGCAGGGGCCGAACACGATTGCTCTCGACATCGCCGGCCGCGTGAACCGGGTCACCGGACGCCGTGAGGGCGGTTTGCTGGGCATGACGTCGCAGCTTGCCCGCACGGTCGAGAACGCGCGCACGGCGCTCCTCTTGGGCGACGTTGAGGGCATGAAGCACTACCTGACCCTGACGAGGCGGGATAAACGCTTCGATCGGCAGGTCGCCAAGGCGATACGCGAGGGCAAGTCGCTTCCGGCCGACGCCGTCCAGAAGATCACCGGCCGACTGGCGGACCGCTATGTCCAGCTTCGGGCAGAGACGATCGCGCGCACGGAAACGCAATCATCGGTCCACGCCGCGAAGCATGAAGCCTATCAGCAGGGACTGGACCGCGCCGCCCGCGATGCCAGCATGGTCACCCGCCGTTGGCGTTCGGTTGGCGACGGCCGCGTCCGCCACACGCACCAGGTCCTGAGCGGCGATGAGCTTGCCGGGATGGACCTGCCTTTTCAGTCTCCCTCAGGCGCACTGATGCGCTTCCCGGGCGATACCAGTCTCGGCGCTGGTGCAGCAGAGATCATCGGTTGCCGCTGCCACGTCGAATATAACTTCGACTTCGCTGAGGAATACGCGAGATCGCGAGGCCGATAATGGCTGAGAACAATCTGAGCTTCGCCGCACAGGTGTCGGAATGGGTGCAGGCGGAGAAGGAACGCGAGGCGGCCGTCCTGCGCACGGCTGCGCAGATGGTGGCGAACAACGTTCGGACATCGGTTGCGGAGGGTGGGCGCATCCCGGTCGATACCGGCAACCTCAAGAACTCGCTGATGGCATCGACTTCCACAATGCCGCGCGTTGACGAGGGCGAGAGGGAATATCCGGATCAGAGCGGTGATATCGAGCTGATCATCTCCAACCTAGATGTCGGCGAGACGCTCTATCTCGGATTTCAGGCCGCCTATGGACCGCGCATGAATTACGGCTTCGTCGGACAGGACAGCCTCGGGCGTGTCTACAATCAGCAGGGGTTCGGCTTTGTTGATGCCGAGGCTCAGACCTGGCCGCAAACGGTCAAGGAAGCTGAGGCGAAGGTTCGCGGTCGCTTTGAAGCGGGTCCGAGTCCTCGGACATGATGAG